AGAACATGAAGCTGGTCAGCATGCCGCTCGCCGCGCGGATCCTGCTCGACGCGATGCCTGTGGTGTACGACCGGCCGGGACGGATCGCCCAGGTGATCGACGCTGAGCTACGCCCGCGCCCGATCATGCTCGGGAAGCCGTTCACAATCGACCGTACGACGGGGATGCCAGTCGAATCCCAGGAAGGCATGAAAGGGGCGAAGTACTACGACCTGAAGCAGGGTGCGTACGGCGTGACGGTGAACATCGGCAAGGCGTACCAGAGCCGGCAGCAACAGGGCCAGGAACAGCTTGCGCAGATGATTCAGGCGGCACCTGAGATGCTGACCGTGTTCGGGGACATCTGGGCGCGGTTCCTCGACGTGCCCGGTAGTCAGGAGCTCGCCGGGCGGCTGTTGAAGGTGATCGAGACGCAGCGGCCAGGGTTGACGGCGAAGGCGGGCGAGGCGCCGAGCCCCGAACAGCTCGCTGCGCAACTGCAAGCCAAGGACGCCGAGCTGCGCCAGCTTCAGGGCATGCTCGCGAAGGCCACGCAGGCGATCGAGACGAAGATGGCGGAGCAACAGGCGACGATGAAGAAGGCGGAGATGGACAACGCGAGTCGCCAGGCGGTCGCCGAGCAGAACAACGCCATGAAGCTGATCCTCGAACGGCTCGAGGCGCAAACGGCGCTCATGCTGAAGCAGATGGATCTCACAGACAGCGAGCGGCAGCGGCGGCACGAGGTCGGACTGGCGCGCGTAGAGACCGTGCTTTCAGCGGCGCAGCCTATCGAAGGTGATGGAGGTACCACATGAGCTGGAGAACGATGCTGGTTGCGATCGGGCTCGCCTACGGCGTAGTCCACAGTCTGTGGGCGGTGCTGCTGGCGTTTGTCATCCTTGCTTGGTGGCAAGAACGGAAGCTGGTTTCCGACGAGAGCGACGAAGGGGCTTGACCGGTATATCGAGAGCGCGGGTATTGGAGTTCGCGGAATCGGACCGCGAGCAGCGTCGGGCTATCCTCGACCACACCGACGCTCTCGAGGGTCACGCTCGCGCGATCGAGGACCTGACCAAGGCGCTCGAGTGCCAGGCGCTGGAAGGGCAAGCGTGGCGGCAGCGGGTACAGAGGCTGGAGCTGTGGGCTGCGGCATTCGAGCGGGTTGGACTCGCACGGCGGCTGAAGTGGTTGCTCCTGGGCAGGTGATGCGGGTGACACCCATTGGGGGCTTGACAAGCGCCTGGCGGGGGGTCGATACTTTCCGCTGATGACCTCCACCGAGGGCGTCGGCAACGCGCCTACCGGGAACACCAGCTACGTGACTGTCGAGCACGACGGCTGGACTGCCGACAGCAACCGGCTCACCGAAGATCAGGTGCGTACCGCTCTCGAGGCGCCATCCGCGAAGGACGAAGCTGCTGCGGCTGCCGCGAAGCTGGGTCAGTTGGGTGGGAAGGCAGCAGCCGAGGCGCGCAAGGCGAAACCCGTCAAGGCCGACAAGGACGAGTCCGACGCCAAGCAGGACGCCGAGGGCCAGGCCGCGGCACCCGAAAGCGAGAAGCCCGCGAAGCCAGAGTCCGAGGACGAGAAGGCAGTCGCGATCGAGAAGCGCAAGCGTGATGCCCGTGAGCGCGTGCTCCAAGCCACGCGCGAGGCGGCCGAACTCAAGCGCATGCTCCGCGAGCGTGATGCTGAGATCGAGCGGCTGAGGACTGCCACTCGAGAGCCGGCCAAGGATACGCCCACAGCGGCAGACGATGCTGACGATGAGCCCACGGTCAAAGCGTACGACGCTGCGGGCAAGGACTTTCAGACGTTCCTGAAGGACCACACCAATTGGGCGGTGCGGAAGGCGCTCGAGAAAGCCGAGGCTGAACGCTCTGTCCGAGATCGTCAGCGAAGTTTCCAGGGCGAGATGCAGAAGCATTTCGAAAGCTTCGAGAAGCAGATGTCGGAAGCCGGAGGCGCCGCTTTCCTGGAGGAGCTGGTGCCCGAGTTGCAGGACCTCGAGCCGTCCGTCTTCGCGTTGGCGGATGGCCGCACCCCGAACGCGGCGAACGCACTCGCAGACGAGTGTCTACGCTCAGCCGATGCGCCACGGCTGATGCGCTTCCTGTCGGCGCATCCGGACGTAATCCAGCGCCTCTCCACGCTGCGCCCTCGTGAGTTCGAGAGGGAGATGGGGAAGATCGAGAGCAAGTTAGAGGACGCCGCCACTGCTGGCAATCCGGCGCCCAAGCTCTCGAGTCAAGCACCGCGTCCCGCGCGGCCAGTCGCGGGAACGACGGCGGTAGTCGATGCGGAGCCCGATCCCCGCGCGTCTTCGTACGAGGAGCATGCCTCGTACTACAACGCGCTGGAACGCAGGAGACGGCGCTCGGCATAGATTCCGGGCCTGACGACGGGCCCCGTGGTGGGACATGGCGAACACCTTTCAGGATCCGCTCTGGTACCTCAAGGAGGTCGGGCGGGGGTACGAGAACTCGCTGACGTTCATCGCGCACGTGAAGCGCATCGCGTCGAGCGAGTACAAGGTCGAGGGCGCGAAGGTTGGCAACACCGTCAACTATCGGCTGCCCCCGCTGTTCATGGTGTCGGACGGTCAGGCGCTGGACGTGCAGAACATCCAGAACCGATCGGTGCCGATCACCCTGACCAACCAGAAGCACGTGGACATGGGTTGGTCCACGTGGCAGGAGACGACTGAGCTGAACACGGCGATGGAGGAGACGAAGGCTGCGGGCAACGCTCTGGCCTCCGTCATCGACGCGCTGGCGTTCTCGACGGTCTACAAGGACGTGTACAACGCCGTCGGCACGCTGGGCACGACACCCACGACACGGCTAACGTATCTCACCGCGGGGCGGCTGCTGACGGACCTCGCCGTGACCAAGCAGGGCCGCAACGCGGTGCTGGACCCGGAGGCTGCGATCCAGATCGCGGACACCGTGGCGGCCATGTTCAACCCACGCGAGGAGTCGTCCGAAGCCTTCCGTGAGGGGTTCATGGGGAAGGGGCTCGGGCTCACGTTCTACGAAGACCAGAACGTGGCCACTTTCACGAGCGGAGCCGCGACGGGTGCCAGTACGCCCATCGTCAACGGAGCCAACCAGACCGGCTCGAGTCTCATCACGAGCGGCTGGGGCGCTGGCACCTTCGCCGGCGTCAAGGGCGACATGTTCACCCTGGCGGGCGTGTTCTCGGTCAACCCGCTCAGCAAGAAGTCCACCGGCCGGCTACAGCGCTTCGCGTTGACCGCCAACGTCTCGGACGCGGCTGGAGCGGCGACGCTGAGCATCACACCGTCGATCGTGACCAGCGGCGCCTACCAGAACGTGAGTAACAGCCCGGCGAACAGCGCCGTGCTCACGTACTGGAACATGGCTGCGGGCGGAACGTTCGCTGCGACCGTGTCTCCGACGTCGATGGTATTCCATCCCGCGGCGTTCGCGTTCGTGACCGCGGACCTGGTCAAGCCGAACGGTGGCGCCAACGTCGAGCGGATCAGTTCTCCCGCTCGAGGAGTGGCGCTTCGTATGGCTGAGCAGTGGGACGTCCGCACCGACCAGAACATCACGCGCATCGACACGATCGTGGGCGCTGCGACGCTCGACGCTCGTTTCGCTGTTCGCGCGCAAGGGTAGGAGGGAGCCATGGCGCTGACGAGAACGACTCTCTCGAGTGCGGTGGGCGTGGATGACACGTCCATCGTCGTAGCTTCCGCGACCGGTTTCGCCACGGGACGTCTGCTCCGCATCGACCAGGAATTCCTGCAGGTGGCGCAGTCGTACAACGGCACGGCGACCACGATCCCGGTGCTGCGTGGCCGGGAAGGCTCGCTGACCTCGGCGCACGTGGTCACTGCGGGTGTCGTCGTGGGCACTCAGGCGGACGATTGGGACGAGCCCGGTACGGGCGTCCCGGTCGGCAACATCACTGCGGGCCGGCCTCGGATCATCGAGTCGATCACCGCCGACCTCTCGACGGTGGTCCATCCCCCGGCCGGCTCGGACCACGTCGTGATCCTGAACGGGACGAGTGTCATCAACCTGACGGTGCCGATCCCCACGACCGACATGGACGGTGACGAGCTGGTCATCGTGGGCAACGGCACGGCGGCGCACGTCGTGACGTTCACGGGTGGCGTCGGGGGCGAGGGCGCGAGCTACGACGTGCTCACGTTCAACAGCGGGGGCCCGGTGGCTGTGCGCTTCATCGCGTGCAACGCCGTGTGGCTCGCGTACACACAGCCCGCATGGACGGGCACCGTGACCAACTTGGTCGCGGGCATCGCGTGAGGGTGGCCATGAGCAACTTCATCACCCGACTCCGGCGCTCGCTCGTCTTCGCGCTGACGCTGGCTGCGCTGTCGAGCGGCATCCTTCTCGCGGCTGTGGCGCGGACCCTGCCGACGTTCACGGCGGACGGCTCCGCAGCAGCCACTCCCACGCGTACCGGCTCCTATGGGGAGGCCTACACCCTCCCCCTGGGCGCGGGCAAGATGTACGCCTACGCCGACGAGGGATCGTACTACTGCACCTACAACGTGACGGACGGGACGGGGATCGCGGGCCATGCGGCTCCGGTGCAAGCGGATCTCTCGACCAAGCCGCTGCTGCACGTCTTCAACGCGAGCACGACCAAACGGCTCTATCCCGACTTCGTTCGGATCCGCATGACGGCGATCGGCGCCGGATCAAGCACAACCGACTTCACCTTGTGGGCTGACAACAACGGGTCTACCGTCAAGACGTCGGGTGGGACCGTGGCAACCGTCGTCAATACGCTTGTCGGTGGCGCGGCTGACGGCGACTCCATCGTGAGCTTCGGTGCGGTTGTGGCAACCGCCGCAGCGACCGAGAAGAGGCTCGATCATCAGCGTCTGCGGTCCACGGTGTCTGTGGT